TAATGACCTTATAATGCGAGTGGGTATAAAAGCAATGTACAATGAGGTTTGCCGATTACTTGAATTTGCGGAAGCTGATTTGAAAGAACTGAAGTAGTTTTACTGTTATACGGTGTTGTAAGTAGTTTTTGTTTGATATTACACTCAAAAAACAATAAAATGATTGAATAAACAAACATTACTTAAAACTCATATATAGAAAATTTTGTATCTTAACATACTGTTTTAAAGCCTTTAACTATGAAGATTCTTAAAATTTACGAACAAAAATTAAGATTTAAAAATTATTCTAATAGAACTATTGATACTTATTTATGTTATCTTGAAAAGTTTTTAATTGATGAAAATATTACTGATCCTTATCAAATAAGGTTATCACAGATAAAAAATTATTTAGAAAATAAAGTATATTCATCTAATTCACAACAAAACCAGGTTATAGGTAGTTTAAAATTATTTGCTAAATATATACTTAATAAAAAAGAAGTTCATTTAGATAAAATTGAACGGCCTAAAAAACAAAAAAACCTTCCTAAAATTATTGATAGTGCTTATTTAATATCTATTATTAATTCAATTGAAAATTTAAAACATAAATCAATTATAATGCTGGCTTATTCATGTGCTTTAAGGGTAAGTGAAGTGATAAATTTAAAAATAAAAGATATTGATAGTAAGCGCATGATTATACATATTAAAAACGCTAAAGGCAGAAAAGATAGAATTGTAAAATTATCACCAGAAGTATTAAAAACTCTAAGGCTTTACTTTAAACAGCACCGGCCTGAAGATTATTTGTTTAATGGTCAGTTTTCTTTACAGTATTCTGCTTCAAGCTGTAATGCTATTGTTAAAAAATATTTAGGCAGCCAGTATCATTTTCATTTGTTAAGGCATTCATCATTAACAGATATGCATGAAAATAATGTTGATATTGCCACACTTTCTAAAATAGCCGGTCATAATTCTATTAAAACCACTATGATCTACACACACGTATCAAATAAAGTAATTCAAAATACTTACAGTCCTATTTAACTTCACTTATCTTTATTAAAATTAATTAAAAATTGTGTGACAAAAGTACATAACTTTATGAAACTTAATTAATATATTAGCAGTCATAAAGTTGGTATAAAATATGATTGCACAAGCATTAGCCACAGGGCTATTTAAAAAACGTGCCACAGCCATACAACCAGAAACAGGGTTTTTTGGTAATTGGTTAGGCAGTTTAGCAACTACCAGCAACGTAAATCAAAGTACAGCACTAACGTTATCAGCGTTTTATAATGGTATAACCATCATCTGTAATGACTACGCAAAGCTTCCAAAAAACGTATTCCAAAAAACTTCGGATGGTAAAGGGCGAAACGCCCTTTTTACGCATAATGTAAAACGCCTTATTGATAAGGAGCCTAACCAGTATATGACTGCTTTTAATTTTGATACGGTCATGTTAATGGCTTGTATTTTTAAAGGTAATACGTATGCGGTAATTGATCGTAATAAAGTCACAGCAGAACCAGTGGCTTTACAATACATAGATCAGGATGTGTATCCGGTTGATGTTAAATCTTATAAAAATAAGCTGTGGTATGTTATTAATGAAGTGACTTATGCCGCTGAAGATGTGTTACACATACCTGGTTTTTCGTTTAATGGTATTGTTGGTATTGGGGTGATTCGTCACGCCGCAAATAGTTTAGGTGTTTCTTTAGCTTCACAGGACTTTGCACATGATTATTATGATGGTAAAGGCGTTGGAACCGGTGTTTTAACCACTACTAAATCAATGACAGATGATGCTAAAACACGTTACAGTTCAGCATTATCAGCCATGTTTGGCACTAAAGCTAAATGGGTGGTTCCTGTAATTGATGAAGCTTCAAAATTTGAACATCTTAAAATTACGCCACAGGAAGCACAGTTTTTATTGACTTCTGAACAGGGTGTAAATGAAGTGGCAAGGTGGTTAAATATTTCAGCACAAAAACTTAAAAATAATAAAGACGTTAATAATTCTATTTCTGAAAGCCTGGAACGTCAGCACGTAAGTGATTCAATACTTCCGTGGGCCATTAAGTTTCAACAGGAATATGACCGCAAGCTGTTTTCTGAAAAAGAAAAACAAAGTGGTATTTACACCAAGTTTAATACAGATAGTTTGTTAAGTGCAGATAAAGTGGCACAGGCTGATTACTGGAGTAAACTAATACAGGCAGGTGTATTAACACGTAATGAAGTACGTGCGCTTTTAGATAGAAATGATTTAACCGGACTTGATGAACCATTAACACCGGTTAATGTGCAAACACAGCAGCAGATAAGTGCTAAACTTACAGAAAACCAAAATATAACATAATGTCAAAAAAAGATTATATACAAAACATAGAAGGCGCAGAACGTAGGTTTGTAAGTGAGCCTGTAGGTTTTTATGTGCGTGAAGATCAGGATGAAAATGATCCTGATGTGATTGAAGGTTATGCCTTAAAATTTAATAAACAAGCTGTAATTGGTGATTGGTTTCGTGAAGAAATATTACCTGGTGCCTTAGATAAAGTTTTAAATGATGATGTGCGTGCGTTGTTTAATCACAATCCTGATATGGTACTGGCACGCAGTAATAATGGTGAAGGTACCTTAAAATTAAGTGTTGATGAAACCGGTTTAAAATACCGATATGAAACACCTAATGTTAGTTATGCTAAAGATTTAACTGAAAGCATCCGCCTGGGTAATATATCACAATCTTCTTTTGGTTTTAGCATTGAAGAAGAAGTGTGGGTAGAACGTGATGGTGAATTACCGTTAAGACAAATAAAACAATTAAAACGCCTGTATGATGTAAGTCCGGTAACATACCCTGCTTACCAGGATACATCTGTAGCAAAGCGCAGTTTAGATGCCATCCGTACAGAACAAATTGAGGTTATAGAACCAGTAGTTATAAAAGTAGAACAGTCAAGTAAAAGCGTGTATGAAGCGCAAATTTTAATTAATAAAAACAACAACAAATGAAAACAAGCAAAGTTTTAAAAGAAGAACGCGCTTCATTTATTCAGGAGCAAAGTTCTTTAATTTCTGTTGCAAAAACAGAAAAAAGAGAAATGACCAAAGAAGATGAAACACGCTTCGATGAATTACAGTCAACTATTGAAGATTTTGATGCTAAAATAGCACGTGCTGAAAAAGTTGAAGAAGCTGAAAAAAGAGCAGCAGCCGCTAAAGGTGAAAGCTTTACTGCACCTGCCATTCACAAATCAACTAAAAATGATTCTTTTAGTTTAGTAAGATCACTTCACCAATTAGCAGCCGGAAAACAATTAACCGGAATTGATGCTGAATATAATGAGCGTGCTGTTTCTGAAATGAAAGCACAAGGCTTAGAAGCTGGTGATGGTTTACGTATTAACATTCCAATGAGTGAAATGCGCGCACAATCTATTACTGGTGATTCCGGTACAAAAGGGGGTGTTTTAGTAGCTTCTACACCACAATTAGTGATGCCTTTGGCACCTAATGTTGATATCTTAGCTAATTTAGGCGTGAATATAATGAGTGGTTTAGTTGGTGATGTGCCACTACCTACAAGTGCTTTATTTACTTTTGGTCACGTTGCTGAAACTGCTGATGTATCTGCAACTGATGTTGTTTTTTCTGGCCCAACTTTGAAACCAAAAAGATGTGCAGGTGTTGGTGCAATGAGTAACAAATTCTTACGCCAGGCTGGTTTTTCTGTTGAAAATTATTTAAGAGGAATCATCAACAATGCGTATGGTGCTGCTATTATCACAGATTTCTTAAATGGTGGTGGTACTTCAGAACCTACAGGTTTATATTCTTTAATTACTACCAATATTGATACTACAGCCACTGCGCCTACAAAAGCGATCATCACAAATCTTGAAGCTTTAGTTGATGCTGCAAACGGTACACGTGTTTCAAGAGGTTATTTATCTGATACCAAATTATCTAACAAAATGAAAAATGTATTGTTAGATGCTGGTTCTGGTAGATTCTTATTTGATGGTGCAGATTTAGAAGGATATAATTATTTACAATCAACCTTAATGCCAACTTTAGATGTCGGTGCAAGTCACCCGCTTATTTTCGGTGATTGGAGCCAGTCTACTATTGGATACTGGGGTAATGTAAGTATAATGGTTGATCCTTATAGTTTAGCTTCTTCTTCACAAGTGCGTTTAATCATTGAAGGTTTTGATGATTGTGCCGTTACTAATGAAAAAGCTTTTGCTATTAATAAAGTGTTAACAGTATAATTCATTCATAGTGATTATTTAGTTAGTTAGTTAATGATGGATAAAGGCTGCGAGATGACCGCCGCAGCCTTTATTTTTAATAACAGATAAGATGGCAAAGAAGAAAAAAATTGAAGCACCTACCACAATTAAAATAGAGATTTTACTACCGGTTGCCGGTAAGTTTAATTTAAGTTATGATGTGGGTAAGGTATATGAAGTAAATGCTAATACAGCTAATGAACTTATAGAGTATTGTTACGCTAAACAGGTAAAATAAACATCATGGCAATTTATTATTATAAGCAAACATATACAGCACCAGAAATTCTAAGCCTTGCAGCTGCTAAAAAGCAGTTAAAAATGGAAGATTTA